CCTAACATCATGCGACACGGCTAAACGGGCGCAGAGGCATTACGACAAAGCGGTTAAACTAGGCGTAAGATGTGAGCCTAAAACAGACACGCTTACACTGACACGAATTGATTCTGTGCTAGTCAATAACGAATGGATTAAGTACGAGGTAAAGTACGATACAATCATTCAGTACAATACACTATACGTTCCTAAAACACGGTACGAAATCAAAACAGAATACAAGCTACAACGGGATTCAATTGAAGTTGTTAAGTACAAGGTGAAAACCGAGTATAAACAAAACAAACCCTTCCCTGGGCGTTTGATTATTATTATAGCTTCCATATTCGTGGCGTTGGTTATATTTGGTAATAATATAAATAAATTGATATGAAAGCAAGTGAGTTAAGAATTGGGAATTATGTAATGGATAGAGGTAATAAAGTTTTACTTATTGACCATTGGGAATATAAAGATAAAATATCTGAAAAAAGGATTGATGGTTACCATCCGTTTACAGAATACGTAGAGCATCTTCAACCAATCCCACTAACAGAAGAATGGTTGTTTAAGTTTGGGTTTGAAATAGGCTATAATAAAACAAAGATGTTAGATGTTTATTGTAAAGATTTTGGTTTTCTTATAGAAAGAAGTAATGGTGGTAATTTTTATTATAAAAAAGTTTACGTACAACACGTCCACCAACTACAAAACCTTTACTTTGCACTAAGTGGGGAGGAGTTAACCTTTAAATCAGAATAAGATGAAGTACAGTAAACAGTTACCTGAATGGTTAAGAAAAAGATGTTGGGGTATATTCATGGGAATGACTCCAAAGATGAGGAGATTTGTTTATAATAGCAGTTTTGAATCAATGTGTAAAAATGGTAAATGGCGTTAAGATGAAACTAATTAAAACAGAAGATGAACAAGGAGTCATGTATTCCTTATCAGGAGACAATCTGCCTGAAAATTATGCGTTATCTGATAAAAACTGTCAAGATATTGAACGTGGTTATGACTTGGATGAGTTGGCTGATGAATGTCAAAATATTTTAATAAAAGATAATTGGAGAGAAAGTCCCTCTCAAAAGATTGCTTTCACGTTGGGCTTCCAAAAAGCACTTGAAATTCTTGGTGATAAGAAGTTTAGCGAGAAACAGTTAAAATTTGCATACAACAGAGGTTCTTACGATGATAGATTGAATAACAAGAAACTTTTTAATGCTGATAAATATATCCAATCACTACAACAAACTGAATGGGATTGTATTATAGAGACGGAAGATAAAATAGCAATTGATGGTCATACAAAGATTGGAATAGAGCCAAAATTTGACTCAAAAGGACGTTTAATTCTTAAAAAGATTTGATATGAAAAACATACATTTATTACCAACAGAAAAACCAAGTAGATTAATAATCCAAAATGGAAATAAATTAATACTTGGTGTTTTAGATTATTCTATAATAGAAAATAGACAACACATCTACATCACTAATTCAGAAGAAATTAAAGAAGATAATTGGGGTTTATCAAAACTAAATGAAGTAATATTATTTGGCAGAAGTTATAATGAAAAGTTTTATAAAAAAATCATTCTAACAACAGACCTTGACCTTATCAAAGATGGTGTACAAGCTATTGATGATGAGTTTTTAAAGTGGTTTATAAAGAATCCAAGTTGTGAGTTTGTTGAATGGGATAAAAACTATAATCGAGGTAATGGGAAATATTATTACAAAATCATCATACCACAAGAAGAATCTGACAAGGAATTCAAACGTATAACTGCTAGTCTTAAGAGACAAGGCCCTGAAGCATTTGCTAAGTGTGAAAAGTCTTTATTTGATCTAGAGCAGAAGCTTATGTTTGGTAAAAAACAAGAAACACTAGAAGAAGCTGCTGAAAATATGTGGCTTGACCCTATACAAAATTTAACATCAAAAATGTCATTTATTAATGGTGCTAAATGGCAAGCTGAAAGAATGTATAGTGAAGTTATTGAATTTGCTGAATGGATTAGAATTAAAGATTTTCAAACTACATCTAAAGACAATTGGATTGGTTTAGATATGAAATACTATACAACACAAGAGTTGTTTGAACAATTTAAAAAGAAATAAGATGAAAAAGTTTATTTTAGGCATAGGATCAATGTTAATTGTATTTCTAATCTTTGCATGCATTATGATGCCATTAATGTTTATATTCTTTACTCCAGTGCTACCTATTATGTTACTAGCATTTCCTATGACGGCTATAAATCATGGAACAGATAAAGTACATTGGAGTCAGAAGCCGTATCTATGGTATTTTAACAAGGTTTGGTTAAAAGCATTAGATGCATTAACACTTTAAAAAAGTAGTATGGAAAATGAATTTATTCCTTATATGGAAGCATTAGCTTTAAAAGAATTAGGATTTGATGAACCTTGTATAGGTGTTTACTATGGTGATGAGGACGATATACAATTTGTTCTTAATGTAAGGGAAACCCAATACTATGCTCAAAAAGGATATAAAAATGGTATTCTTGTACCAACTTGGCAATCAGCATTTAGATGGTTTAGAGAGAAGTACGGGTTATGTCATTTTATAAACTTTAGTGGAGATGGATTTTGTAGTGGATGGGAAGATAAAGGATTTAATGAACATGCGTTTGAAAATTTTAAAACCTATGAAGAAGCAGAACTTGCTTGTATCACCAAGTTAATAGAAATTGTAGAACAAAAGTAATATGGAAAAAATACCAACAGCAGAAGAATGGTTATTAAATCATAAAGAAATGTCTAAGTATGATGTTGCATATTGTGATGAAGGTGGATATTTAGGAGTGAATGAGGAAGCGTTATATAAAATAATGATTGAATTTGCTAAACTTCATGTAGAAGCTGCATTGAAAGCAGCAAGTGAGAAAGCAATAACAAATGTTTTTCCTACTGATGAAGAACAATGGGAGCATGTACCTGAAATTATTACTTCTGAAGATTTAGAAGATAATGAAGGTATATATCTTGAGGTAGATAAAAACTCAATCCTAAACAGTTATCCACTAGAAAATATTAAGTAGTATGGACTTTGCATTAGGATTAGGTACAGGCATCATCATTACATGGGCTGTAGCAATGAGACTCAAGGTTGAGTTGAAGAAAGAAGTAGAATTATTGAAGGACTTTGATACTTGGAAAGAATGGAAAAATAAATCAGAGAGAAATGAAAAGTAAAGAAAAACAAAGTGGTTTTGCTGTGGGTATGTTAACTATGTTAATTGGATCTATAGGTAGTAATTTATTTAGTGTAGGAGGATGGGTTACATATCTTGGTTTAACCTTTATGCTTGTATGCTTAGTCATTGTTTATTATTATACTAAATCAAAATAACATGGTAGTTTATAAATGTAACACGTGTAGTAAATTAAATGAAGAGCAAGCAAAGTGTTTTAGAAATGAACATTATGTACCTAAAGGATGGATAACAATGGATTTAAAGTATTATCATAATGATCAACATAGTGACTCTTTAGTTAAACTAGTAGGTGATTTAGATAAACTTTTACATTTTTGTTCCAATGATTGCTTTCTTAATCATTTTTTTTGGAAACCTCAACCAGTAAAAAAAATAAAAATTTCTAAATCAAAGTAAAATGGAAACACCAAGTCAAGAAATATTTGATGAAATGAAAGCTATTGCTACTGAAATATGGAATACATATGACAACAAGTATGGCTATGTAGATGAGAAGTTAGGTAGGTTAAGTTATTTAACTAATGTTGAAGATAATGCTATGATATGTTATAGAATGTTTGATTGGAATAATCAAAGCATATTTAAAAGTAAAGCTTCTGAAGATGTATTAAATTATATTAAAAACAACTTATAGTATGCCAGATGTTTCAATGTGTATGAATGAGGAGTGTCCTCTAAAAGAAAAGTACAAGTATTACAAGATGATATTTAAAAAACTATCACAGCTTATTTAAGAAATAAATTCAAATGTTTACCCTATATGGCTAGAGTAGCTGTAGATAAATTATTTAATCAATTTTAAACTAAACAACATGAAAAATTTAATTTTAATTTTAGTAGCATTAATCACGTTAAATGCAAATGCTCAACTAGTAGTAAAGGAAGCAGCAAAAGACACAACAATATGGCAAGCATCAAAGCTTCAACCATTACCAAAAATCATTAGGTTTACAACTGACGGTGCAGATAGCTACACTATCTATTACAGAAATGCTAAGTACACAGCTATTACTGACATTGACTATCTTACAACAGGTGATTTAGAGACAACAATTCAGTTCTATGATTTGTGTAAATCCGTAATTAATGATGAAAAAGAGTATAATATTCAGATGGATGAAAAATCTATTATTTTAAAAAAATCAATGGGTTCAGTAGTTATTTGGATGGATGGATCTTATTTCTATTTAAGCAGCAAGAACTTAGTTTCTATAAGTGAGTCCTTGAAGTAATAAGCATTACTATGCCTAAAAACAAACAAAAAGATTTACTTTATAATTATTAATAAAATTATTTAATTTAAAATAGTATGAAAAAGTTTAGCATTAAAGAATTAACTTATTTAGCAAATGATTCTGATTTAATCTATCCTGATAATTATATAGAACTAAGAAAAAACAAAGAAAAATATCTTAGAAGTATAGGAGCTACAGATAAAGATATAGAAGATGGGGATGATTTATGTCCAGAAGAATTTTGGTGGCATGTTAATGATTTAGTAGTTAATTTGGCTCAAGCTTTATTAAACGAACTAGAAAAAAAATATGATAGCTTAATAGATCCAATAGAGGATGTAGAAAGGGAACTTAAACAGTTAAAAAAAGTAATAAAATCTAATTTCAAATAAATAATATGAAAGTAGAAATAATAATGAATGGTACGATTAAAGTTGTACTTATTCCTGAAGCAGATAATGAGTTTGAGGCTCTAGCACTAGGAATGTTAGCAAAGGGAGATGTTGAAGTAACTTATGTGGATCGAGTAACTCAATTATTAGACAAACAAGTTGATAAACATTTAGTAATTAAACCTAAAACTAGAAAAGCAATATGAAATTGTATGATTTACCTAGATATTCTAGGGTTAAAATGGAGGGTTTAGAAATAAATAATAAACCTGTAGGCGAATTTAATTTTTTTTATATTGATGGGCTGTTTTCAGTGTGTAAAACTGATAAAGAAGATATTTTCAATTTACCAGCTAATACAGAAGTAGAGTTAATTTGTTCTATGAGAGAACATGATCTTAAAAATTTAAACAAATAAAACAAATAAATATGACTAAGCAATTTAAAATTGAGAAGAAAGACGGTAAATTTATCGTGATGGTTGAGGAACCAACAAATAGACCTTTTTGGAAATTTTGGGCAGGTAGAACAGTAACTTCTATTGCAACTAAAAAAGATGGCAGTAAGTGTATATACAACAGGGAACATCTTGCAAAAAATGCTATTAATTTTATGAGCAAAGTATGATTATTAATAAAAAACCTAAAAAGGTTTTAGATAGAGAAATAAGAATAACTAGACTTCTTAAGAAGAAAGTTATTTGGGCTTGGAGTCTGGAACCTAAAAGAGGTATTAATAATGAAGAAGGAGATTAAATATGATTTATTTAGTTACTGGCCAGAAGGAAATGTTTATTCCTTCTGGCTATTCTTTAGCTACCGTTGATGAATCAATGAAATACTTAAAGAATTTAGACATCATAGGATTTGATACAGAAACTAGAGGAATGGATCCTTTTACTAAGGAGTTACTATCTATGCAACTAGGGGACGAAAGTAAGCAATACGTTATAGATTGCTTAACTGTAAATCCTAAACTGTATAAGGAATTACTGGAGAGCAAAGTGTTAATAATGCACAATGCTAAGTTTGACCTTAGATTTCTGTACCATCACCAAATTGTACCGACTAAAATATTTGATACTTTTTTAGTAGAAAGAATTCTTACTACAGGTATTGATACTATTAGAAGATCGCTAGATGCAGTTGTTTATAGATACTGCAAAATAGAATTAGATAAAACTATTAGAGGAAATATTCATAAAGAAGGATTATCTACAAGAGTTATTAAATATGCTGCTGATGATGTTAAATATCTTCATCAGGTTAAAAGGAAACAAGAAGTTGCCCTTAAAGAAAAACAATTACACAAGACTGCATCTTTAGATAATCAATTTGTATGTGTATTAGCATATATAGAGTATTGCGGTATGTTTATGAACAGTGTCGACTGGAAAATTAAATGTGAAGAGGATTTAAAAGATTTAGATGTTATTAAAAAACAATTAGATCAATTTATCCTAGATAATGCAGATAATTATCCCAAGTTTGTAAATAACCAATTGTCCCTATTTGACGCAGGAATTACTTGTAAAATTAACTGGTCATCTTCTAAACAAGTTATTCCTTTTATGAAGTCTTTGGGAGTAGATACTCTTACTAAAGATAAGATAACGGGGATGATGAAGGATTCTGTAGACAAGAAGGTCTTAGGCCCCCAAAAGAAGAAACATACTATTATCCCTACTTATATTGAATATACTGAGCACCAAAAAGTAGTTAGCACTTACGGAGAAAATTGGCTAGGATACATTAATAAAGTAACGGGTAGGGTACACAGTAATTACAACCAAATAATGAACACAGGCAGGCTGTCTAGCGGCCAAAAAGGCAATCCTAAGAAAGGGTTACCTCAAATGCCTAATATGCAAAATATACCAAGTGATAATAGGACTAGGGGATGCTTTCAGGCAGAAAAAGGTAATGTACTAATAGTAAGCGATTACAGTGGGCAAGAAAATGTGATCTTGGCTAATAAATGTTTAGATCCTAAATTATTAGAATTTTATAGTTCAGGAGAATCTGATATGCATTCTTTTGTATGTAAACAAATTGCTATAGCAAGTAATATATTTCCTAAAGAAATTGCTGCATTAGATTTAAATACTATAAAAAATAATTATAAAAAAGAAAGACAAACTTCAAAATCTGTAGGATTTAGTATTAATTATGGAGGAACTGGACAAACAATAGCACAAAATGCTCAAGTTACTTTAGAAGAAGGTGAAGAAATTTACAAAGCATACTTTAAAGCATTCCCTGGATTAGCTAACTATTTTAAGGTAGAAAAGAAAAGAGCAATAGAATTAGGATATATTCAATTTAATAATATTAGTGGAAGAAAATGTTTTATTCCTTTCTTTGATGAATTTAAGAAACTTCATGGGGAAATATATGAAACAGATGGATTTTGGGATAGTTATAAGATAGAGAAAACTAAAAATTCTCATATTTTTCTAAATCATTATAAACCTAAAGTAAGAGAATATTTTATGAAAAAAGGTGATATCGAAAGAATGTCATTGAATTATCCTGTTCAGGGATCTGCAGCGGATACCACTAAACTTGCTGGTATCTATTTCTTTAAATACTTAATAGATAACGATTTACTATTCAAAGTAAAACTACCTAATGTAGTTCACGATGAATGGTTAGTAGAATGTCCAGAAGAGATGGCGGTAGGATTATCTAAAGTATTGCAAGAGTGTATGGAAAGAGCAGGTGATGTATTTTGTAAAACAGTAAAGTTAAAAGCAGAGCCGATGATAACTAAAACTTGGAAACATTAATGAGAAGAGGACGTAAAAGTAAAGAGAGATTTAAGTCTTTTGAGGAAAGAATAGAAGATTTAAAAAAAGAAATTGAATTACTAGAAGAGTTGATACCTATTTACGATTATTTTAAATTAACTACTAGATATCAAAATAGTTATATAGTAGAAGTTCGTAAAATTGTAACAAAAGAACTTTTAGCTAAAGGAGTTTCCTACTCAGAAATCGGAAGAGCTTTATCTAGGAATCATGCTAGCATAATTAATTTAATGTTGCTAGAAAACAATTCAACAGTTAAAGAAGAAGTAAGCTTAAATTATAAAAAATGGATAGCTGATAAAATGTGTCCTATTACTTATACTGTACTAATTAATTCAGCTATTCACAAGACAGGTTGGGCAAGTACTACAGCATATAAATTAAAACAATTATGATGAAGAAACGGGAGGTTATACAAAAACAAGCGAGTAATGCTGTAATATTAAATAAATTTAACGGTATTCTCTTTGTAAGCCCTCGTGTAGGTAAATGCAAAATAACGATTGATGCATTAAATACAGTGGAAAAGGCAATTAAGGTGTTAATTGTAGCACCTCAGTTGTCTATTTTGGAAGACTGGAAAAGAGAAATTGTTACATGGAATTTAGTGGATAACATCGAAGTAGACTATGTTTGGAGTAATAGCTTAAAGAAAACTAAAGAGACTTACCATTTAATTATAGCTGATGAGTGTCATAGTTACAATCTAAAAGTATTGGCGGAATTAAGATTTCATCAAATAAAAGGCACTAGAATCCTAGGTTTAACAGGCACCTTAACACAGCAAGATGAGTTTAATTTAAATAATATTCTTAGCATTGCTCCTTTCTATACCTACACTTTTGAACAAGCTATTAAAGACAAAATTATTGCTGACTATGAAATAATTTGTATAGCCGCTAATTTAGATAATACTGAAAAGTATATTCTCAGCGGCACAGAGGAAGCTCCGTTTTATCAAACAGAGCAAGATGCTTATAATTATTGGGATAGTAAATACAAAGCAGCAGTACATGCAGGTAGGTATAAAAACCTTAGATTTTTAATGTCTAAGCGTACTAATATTATTTATAATTCTAGGGCTAAATTGAATGCTACAAAAGAAATAGTAGAATCTATAAAGGGACGATGTCTGGTTTTCACAGGAAGACAGGAAATTGCCAATCAAATTGGCGATGGTTGTTTTCACAGTAAAGCCAGTAAATCTTCTTTAGAGGACTTTAAATCGGGCAAAATCAATAAATTATCTGTAATTTCTATGATCTCTATGGGTATTACTATTCCTAATTTAAAAGTAGCAATATTCAATCAATTAAAAAGTGTAGAAAGTCTTTGCATACAGCAAACAATGCGCACCATGAATCTTCAAGGAAGATCTAAAGCCAAGATATACATAGTGTATCTTAAAGGCACTCAAGACGAAATATGGATGGCATCTGCTTTGCAGGGATTTGAAAAAACTAAAATTAAATGGATATGAAATTAAATGTTACAGTAGACGATATGGTAAAATATAAAATTTTACCTAATCAAATATTATTATTATTATTTTTTTATCACCAAGATTTTGATTCTATAAAAAAAGTCTTTACTAAAGCACAAGCAGTTGATATTAGAAATAGTTTAGTAGAAACTGAATTTTTATTATCGGATGAGGCAACAGACTTTATGGAAACTATTATTAGTAGAAATAAAGTAGGTAAACTTTTAGGTATTAAAGGGGAACAAGGAATTAACTTTTGGGAGTTCTATAATTGTTATCCAGTAAAAGTAGGTTCTAGGGTATTGAGGGCTTCGGGTAATTCACAATTAGCAAATAAACACGAAAAGAAATACCTTGCAAAGGTCAAAACTTTAGAGAAACACCAAGAGGCAATACATTCCATAACTACTTTTGTCGCAAAACAAAAAGCCGCAGGGAAGTTAGAGTTTCTTCCAGCAATGGATACAGTAATGAATAACGCTTCTTGGGAATCCTGGACAGTATTAATTGAATCAATAGGAGAAGAAAATGGAGCATGGAATACCGAATCAATTTGAATTTAGTATTGGTATTTTATTATTGGAAATTGAAAAAACAAATAATTTACTAAAACATATCTCAAAAGGAATTTTTTATAATCGTTTAAAGTTGAGAAAAGTAGTTCTTAATTTGGCAATTTTAAAATTAAAAGGAGAAGAAATAGATTGGAAAGATTTTTCTTATCCAATTATGATTCTTAGAAGAAACATTAGTTGGTTATCAAAACAAACAAGTGTTGTACCCTCATCTCAGAAAGACATTGATGAGATTAAATTAGCAAGTAATCTATTAACAAATAAACTATGAATATAATTATCAATCCATCAGAAGTGGCTGCAGAACTTGCTTATATTGAAGTATTAAAACAATTAAATATTGAACCTGAATATGATTATACTGTTTTTATACCCGCGAAAGGGCAAGAAGGACTAAATAATCCTACAATGGTTTACACAGAAGAAGCTCAACTTATTTTTAATCATGAATATGAGTTCTTTTTTGAACTACTAACTAATTTTACTAAAAATGGCTAAAGTAGATTATTGGAAGAAACTTCAAGAGCAAATTGCAAGAGGTAAAAAAGGATTAAATACAGGAATACCTTTTTCAGGTTTTACTACATTGAGTGATCAAATTGATAATATACAGCAAGGAAGATATGATCTTATATTTGCGGGAACAGGAATAGGTAAGATATAAATTTTATTGTATCTTTGTAAAATGGCGAATCAATATACAAAAACAAAAATAAATAGAAAAGCAGTGGAGGAATATGTTAATGGGAATGGGTCCCTAACTATTTTATCGAAAAAATATAATGTAACTCGAAAAATATTTACAAGGTGGATAAAAGAAGAGAAACAAAGTATTAGGTTAATAAATAATCGAATTAAAAAATATAATGAATTTATTTTTGATAAAATAGACACAGAGGAAAAAGCATATTGGTTAGGTTTTATAGCTGCAGATGGTTATATATCAGATCAAAATCACTTTGAATTAAGTTTAGGATTAAAAGATAAAAATCATTTAGAAAAATTTGGAAAATTTATTAATAAAAATGTAACTGTCGATCATTTTAGATGTCGAATAGGAATTAATAATAAACATTTAAGAAATACATTGTTTTCTTATGGTATTGTTCCTAGAAAGAGTTTAATTTTAGAATTTTTTACACAATTAAAACCTAATTTAATTTCTCATTATATAAGAGGATATTTTGATGGGGATGGTTGTGTTTACTTAGGAAATAATAATAAAAATATAGATACATTAACAGTTTCATGTAGTATACGTTTTTTAGGAACAAAAAACTTTTTACTTCAAATACAAGAAATATTAAATGTTAAATCTTCTTTGACTCAAACAAAAGGTCAAAATATTTTTGTTCTAAATATAAGAAGTGTTAATTCTATTTTAAAAACTCAAAAGTTTTTGTATAACGATTCTTCTATTTTCTTAGAAAGAAAACAAGAAAAATATTGCCGTCTTGAACAGAAATGTTTGAGAATATTAGCGAGCAAATACGGTGAAAGGTGTGATTCCTAATACCGTGGTAACTTTAAAAAGTAAAATTTTTAAAGAACCGTAACGCATAGGTGTTGACCCTCGAAAGAGAATATAATATACCCAAGAGTGTTCGCCACCTAAACAGATAATGCTGTAGGTGAAAATGTATGCTGAGCTATAACGAATAAGAAGTTATAGAACATAGAGATAAAAAACTTTATGGATAACAAAACTGAAATCAGCGTTTGTAGATAGTACTTATATTTATGGAGCAATAGATTTTCTTCAACAAAATCCTGGATATATTCATAATCTTAAAATCATTTATTATTCTTTAGAAATACCTCCTGAAGATCAAATTGCAAAACATGTTGCTCGACTATTATGGAAACATCATCAAATATTAACAACCGTAAAGGAAATTAAATCAAGGGGTAACATTAGTATTAGACCTGAAGTTGAAGCTCTTATTGATCAATATAGAGAAGAAATGGAAGAAATACAACATAGGTATATTACCTATCGTACCTCTTTAAATCCTGATTTTTTATATAAGGATGTATTAGGTTATGCTGAGAAAAATGGAAAAATTATTCGAAACAATGAAGGAATTATTCTTCAATATATTCCTAATGATCCAGGTTTAATTACATTGATTGTTGTTGACCATTTTGGTTTAATGGATAAAGGAAAATATCATTCACAAAAAGAAGCTATTGATCAAGCATCACATTATTTAGTAAAATTTAGAAATTGGTTTAATTTTAGTCCTCTGGCTATTTTTCAATCTAATCGTTCAAGTGAAGGAATGGATAGAAGATCAGATGATAATTGGGAACCTCAGATTTCAGATATTAAAGACTCAGGAAATCCTGGACAAGATGCTAATACTATTTTAGGTATTGCTAGTCCTTATAGTTTTAAAGTCGATAAATATCGAGGATTTGATATTACTAAATATAAAGACAGGTATCGTATGTTAAAGATTTGTAAAAATCGAGATGGTACACCAGGTTTAGTTGCAAGTTTTTTATTTGTAGGTGAAATTGGTAGTTATTATCAATTACCAAAAGCAGAGGATATTATAGGCAAACCCGAAGAGCTTAAAAAAATTGATGAATATTATAAAACTAAATATTTATGATAAAAGACAAGTACATTTGGGTAAAAGCTAAATTAAGTGCTTATCCTGCTTTAAGAGATTCCAATGAAAGATTGTACTATCACTATCTAAAAGAAATAGGCTATGATACTAATAAATCTGCTAAAGAGTTTCTAAAAGACATGGAGGATAGAACAATACCTTATATGGATTCTTTTGGTAGAGCTTCTCGTAAAGTACAAGAAGAACATCCGCATCTAAGAGGTAAACTATGGCAGAAAAGAAAAACTTTAAAAGAGCCAGAAATACGTCAAGAAATTAGGGATTTAACTTAAAAATCCTTATCTTTAATATATAATAAACAATTTAAAATCAATACTTTATGGGGCAATTATGTTTCCTGGTTGGAAAATCAGGTACAGGAAAGTCTACGTCTTTAAGAAATTTAAATCCAGACGAGACAGTAATTATTAATACGGATCAAAAAGCACTTCCGTTCAAGCAATTTAATTTAAAGTACAATGAGGAAAAAGGCAACTATGTCAAAACTTCTGATGTACATGAAGTAATAGCTACTTTAAAAAAAGCTCACAGTAATCCTAAAGTTAAAACTATTATCATTGATACATGGAGTCGTATAATGACTGATGCAGTAATGAGTCCTTCTTTTAGAGCCGAAAAAGGCTTTGATAAGTATGGTAAGTTTGCTGCCAATCAATACGACTTAATTAATATCATTAATGATAAATTAAGAGAGGATATCATTGTGTATCTATTTGCACATCCTGAAACTCATTATGATGAAGGGGGATTTTCTACAGAAAGAATTGGAGTACAGGGTAAGATGCTTGAGCGCTTCGTTCCTGAATCATTTAGTTCTATTGTATTTTATGCAGAGATTGTAAAAACACCAGGAAAACCAAACAGACATGTATTTAGAACCTTAAATTCTGGAACAGATACATGCAAAACTCCTATTGAAATGTTTGAAGAAGCTTTAATAGACAATGATCTAGTAGAAGTAAATGCAGCAATAAGAGAATATTATTCAATTTAATAAATAACCAATAAAAAGTAAAACAATGCAAGAGTTAATTTGGGATGCAGTTCCCGCACAAAGAAAGAAGAAGGAAGAGTCTTTTTCTGTTCCAACAATGACAATGTCAGCAATAGCTAAAGTAGGTGCTGGTAGAAAGTTCAGTTTTAATAAAGCAGCACAAGTGGCGCTAGGAGTTGATGGGGGAGATAGAGTTTCCTTTGGGTTTACACCAGATGGTGCTCATATTTTTATTCGTAAAGTAGCTGATGAAACAGTAGGATTTGGCTTAACGCAAGCGTGTACTATTAGTGATAAGAGAACTTATGAATTTATTGCAAAAAGACTAGAGTTAAATACTGAAGTAGAAAATCATTTTGATATTAATCCTCTAGAAGGATACTCTGAGTTAGTTCTTAGAAAAGTTACAGAAGAAACTGCCGAAGGACCTATTATTACTTTTGCTACTATGGATATGGGTGAAGTAGGAGATGTAGAGAACATGGACGCAGATTTAACCTCTATTCCTGAAGTACCTGAAGGTGGGGTACAATATTCAGAACCAGAAATTCATGTTGAATCTGATCAAGAATATGTAGAAAGAGTAGCTGAGATCGAAGGAGAACTTGAAGAAGAAGTCGCAACTATGCCTGAGCCGAGTGAAGGTTCTGACGAAGATGTTTGGTAATTAATAATTAATAATTTTAAATAAATAGTAAATATGATCAATTTAAATGACGCATCTTTTGATGCAGCAGAAGGAAAAGCAATCTTTAACAATGGAGATGCAGGTGTAGCAGAAAATATTAGCTTAGTAGTAGAGAAGAAAAAAGCAGAAGATAAGCCTAATTCTCCTGATTACAAGTTAACATTTACAGATACAGACGGAGGTTCTTGCAATACTAGTTTTTGGTATGTAGAAAAAGATACTGATTATTCCACAATTGCAGAGCAAATTCAAAAACAAGGTAAAGTTTTGAAGCATGTTATTCATGCAATTTACGGAGATGACTATCAGTTTCCTAGTGGCTTTAATAGCGCTAAAGAATTGTTAGATGGTTGTATGCTACTTATTCGTACTGGACTAGCTACAGGAGGCAAGTTCAGAGTATTTGCTAATTACGGCTCTACTCAAGGGGTAAAGAAATATATTCAACCAAGAAGTTGGGTTCCTTTTATGGAGCCGATGTCTGTTGCATTAGCTGATACTCGCTTAAAAGCTGGTAACATTGATGCTATGGCACGTATTCAAGAAGATTCATTTGTTGCAACTGCTGGAGCGGCTAATGCTAATGATCTTGTTGCAGGTGACGATTGGTGATCAAAAAATAATTAATTTTACTGAGGGGGACACTAATGTCCTCCTCATTTTTTTTATGAAAGAAATTAATCTAAATTCAATAGTATTTAATAATCAAATTACAAGAGAAGATATTCTCAAGTACATAACCCAAGAAGAGATTTATTCTTTTTATTTGGGTGAGGATATTACACATTTAGGTATATTTCATAGTCCATTACGAGCGGATAATATTCCTTCTTTTGCATTATATTTTCATAAAACTGATAGGAATATCTTAATGTTTTATGATTTTGCCACAAAAGATTGTGGAGATTTTGTAGTGCTGGTAATACGGCTTTTTAATTTAAGTTATCCAGAGGCTTTAAGGAAAATAGCATATGATTTAGGATTATCTAATTTTAATATAGACGCTTCTAAACAAGTTGTACAATATACTAGAATAGTACATAAAGATAAAATTAGACTTGGAGTTAAAACTAGAGATTGGCTTCAAAAAGATAAAGAATTTTGGATTTCCTTTGGTATTAAAAAATCTACTTTACAGAAATTCAATGTACATGCTATTAATTATATTTTTTATAATGAAACTGCTGTTAAAACAAGTGAGCTAGCTTATGTTTATATAGAAATTAAAGATGAAAAAGTTAGCTATAAGATCTACCAACCTTTGGAAATTAAGATCAAAAAATGGATTAATAATGCGGACTACTCTGTGCATCAAGGTTACATGCAGCTTCCTAAATCAGGTGACTTACTAATTATAACTAAATCTTTGAAAGACGTTATGAGTATTCACGATTGTCTAGGAATACCTGCTATTGGTTTACAGTCAGAAAGTGTTATGATGAAAGATTCTGTAATGGATGAATATAAATCTAGATTTAAGAAAGTAATTTGTCTATTTGACAATGATGAAGCTGGTAAGAAATTATCAAAGAGTTTTACTGAAAAATATAATATTCCATATTTCTTTGTGCCCGAAATGCCTAAAGTAACTGACTTTAGCGATTTAGTAAAAGCTAGAGGCATCTTAGAAGCAGTGGATATTATTAAATTAAAAATTAAAGACTATGAATAAAGCAGATACGCTAGGTAAAACTAGTAAAGATTTGATGATGAAAGAGCCCTATTACGGGCTTTTTTTGATTATGCTAAATAAGGTTTGGAGCGATAGATTGCCCACGGCAGGAGTTAGTAAAAATGGTATTAATTACCAATTAACTATAAATCCAGAATTTTGGGAAAACCTAAGTGACGAGCATAGAATGGGCCTTTTGAAGCATGAACTCCTTCACATTGCTTTTGGTCATCTTAGTATATTTTTTAATTTTAGTGATAGAAAGTTGGCCAATATTGCAATGGACATGGAAATCAATCAATATATCCAGTCTGAATGGTTACCTGAAGGAGGTATTGATATTAACAATTACCCAGAATTAAATCTAGAATTTAAGGCTGGTTGTAGGTATTACTATGATAAACTTAAAGATGCTAAAGATAAAAAAGATAAAAGCGGCACTAGTGGAAGCCCAGAATTTGACAAACTATGTGATAAACTAGATGGCAACGGTGAGGGAAGTCCTGGAGAAGGAGACGGTTTACCTGATCATAGTACTTGGGAAGAGTTTGAAGATTTAACAGAAGCAGAGCAAAAGCTTATTGATAAGCAAGTGCAAAGAATAATGAATTCTGCTAAAGAACAAACTCTAAAAACAAAAGGTAATATTCCAGGAGAATTAAACGACAAAATTATACTAGAAGAAATAGTTGCACCTAAATTTAATTGGCGAGCATATATACGCAGGTTTACTGGAATTAGTACAAAAATATTTACTAAGAAAACCCGCAGAAAAGAAAACATAAGATTTTCTGATAATCCTGGTATAAAGATTAAAATGCGTCAAAAGATGCTACTAGCTATTGATACTTCAGGATCAGTGAGCAATGAGGAATTAACAGAGTTTATGAATGAGATTTATCACATTTATAACGCAGGGGTTGACATTACAGTAATTCAGTGTGATACTGCTATTACAAGTATTGCTGAGTATAAAGGCACTTTTGAGCTAGGAGTAATAGGTAGGGGAGGAACAGAATTTGACCCTGTCCTAAAGTATTACATGGAAAATCGTCAATTTACAAGTTTAATCTATTTTACTGACGGTGAATGTAGCACTAGGCTAAAACCTAATAAGCAAATATTGTGGGTAATATCCGAAAGATCGGTGTTAAACACTAGTCTTCCTGGTAAAGTAATCAAGTTAGAACTTTAAAAAAAATTATATGAATCAAATACAATTAAATATTGACGAATTAAAAGGCTTTATGGGCCATATAATTAATAATAATCAACACATTCAAGCACAGGGAAAAGTGCCTGTAGCTGTAAACGTGGAAGGAGATGCTGGGCTTAATTCAAAATAAATGTGTATCTTTGTAACATGAGAAAATTAATTTCAGAGTGTTTACACAAAGACTTAAACCAAAAATGTGGTATTTACAAAATTATTTGTAATGAACACAGTTACATCGGAAGCAGTGTTAATATTTATTATAGGTTAAAAAGACATATATGTGATTTGCTAAAAAATAAACATGCAAACCAATATATGCAAAATGCTTTTAATAAATATGGAAAGGATAGTTTTGAGTTTGATGTCATAGAAGAATGTAATAAAATAGTTTTAATTAAAACAGAAGCTTATTATATAAAATCTATGACTCCAGATTTGAACTTTATTCAGAATCCTGTTGCAGTTATACATAGTAATGAAACATTACTTAAAATTTCTGCAACACTAAAAGAAGCTTATACTTCTAAAAGAATAAAAAATCCTATATCTAAAACTGTTTATCAATATAATATTAATGGTTTTTACCTTAAATCTTATGAATCTTGTGCTGAAGCTGAAAAACAATTAAACTTACCAAAAGGTAAAGTTTCAAAAGTTGCTTTAGGAAAAGGTTTTTCTTGTAAGAATTATAGATGGAGTTATGAATTAAAAGATAAACTAAAAGAGTCTGCTATTAAACCAGCCAGAATTAAAAAAGTTTATGTTTTTGATAAAGACAACAATTTAGTTCAAGAATGGCAAAGAGTAGATAATTTAGCTAGAAATCTAGGTATTAGTTCTTCAGCAATGTCAATAAGAATTAAGAAAGGTAATTATTATAATGGTTTAAAATACACCTTTAACCCAGGTCCAGGGTAAAAATTGGGTGAATTGCTGGGAGGTCCTAAAGCTTTGTTAGCTACAACATAACTGGAAACGGTAAGTGTGAATGCTTGAAAATAACAAAGATGTCCTAATGGATAATCAGCAGCCAAGTCTAAACCTAAATGGTTTGGAAAGGTTCAACGACTAGGTGTTGACACTACAGAAATGTAGAATATAATATACCCAAGAGTGCCCAACACTAGAAATAGTGAAGATATAGTCTGAACTATAGTGAAAGCTATAGAAACAAGGATAAAGAGCCTTGTGATAACAAAATGTGGTAAAACTTCATCTATTAAACAATTGGCTAAAGAGCAGGGTATGGATGTTATTTTCTTAAATCTGGCTGAGTTCGAAGAATTAGGTGATTTAATTGGCTTTCCAATTAAAGAATTTAAAGTTAAAAATGCTGAAGGAAAAGTATTGTGGATTACTGAACAAGAGATTGAAACTGCTACTCAAAAAGGATATAAAGTTGTAGATAAAAGAATGTCACATGCTGCTCCTGAATGGATTCAGGGTAAAGGTGAAGGGGGCTTTTTGATTCTTGATGATTATACTCGTGCGGATCACCGCTTTATGCAAGCAACAATGTCTTTAATAGATCAGCAGGCTTATGCTTCATGGAAATTGCCTAAGAATTGGCATATTATCCTTACTACTAATCCAGATAATGGGGATTACAATGTTACAAGCCTAGATATTGCTCAAAAGACAAGATTTATTTCTGTTGAAGTAAAGTTTGACGAGAAAGTATGGGCTAAGTGGGCAGAAAAATCTTTAATAGACAGCAGATGTATCAATTTTATGTTGATGAACCCTGAAGTAATTACTCAAAGTGTTAATCCAAGAGCGATGACTACTTTCTTCAACTCTATTAGTTCTATTAAAAAGTTTGACGCTGAGTTGCCACTAATTCAAATGATTGGTGGAGGCAGTGTTGGTGCAGAGGTTTCTACATTATTTTCTATGTTCATTAATAATAAATTAGATAAAATTATTTCTCCTGAAGACATTATGGAAAAAGAGGAAAAATATGTTTTAGATACTTTAAAAGGAATGATCGGTGAAGAGGATGAGTTTAGGGCAGATATATCAAGTGTTGTGGCAACTAGATTAATTAATTACTCTTTAATGTATGCAGAAACTAAAAGTATTACTGTAGAAATGATTAATCGCTTATCTATCATTACTACTACTTGTACTTCTTTTACCGATGATTTAAAGTATTATATCATTAAAGAACTGTTAAATGGTAACAAGAGTAAGTTTAGTAAATTAATGTTAAACCCAACAGTCGCTAAGATGGCTATAAAATAATAAATATGGATAATTTTTTAATATTTACAATTGATACATGGGCAGTTACTCTTGACTCAAAAAATCATTTTGATATAGATAGCCTTGGTATGCAATTAGATATGGGAGTAACTTTGGACATAGCAAATAAGAGTTCTCTTAATATTTTAGCTGATGATTATATTCCTAAAATTGGAGATAAGTTATATTTTTTACCTGGAGTTAATATTCCTAGAGTAAAATTGAAAAATCTTATTTTAGATTATAATATTAAAATTGTAAAAGATCTCAAAGATGCTACAATAGTATTTGGAAGTAGGCACTCAGCCAGTAAAATGATGACTAATACCTGGTATTATACTATTAAAACAGAGGATTTTAAAGTTTGTTACCAAGCTCTTAGACCGCATTTAGATGCTAAAACTGTTGATAACATAGACACTGCATTAGAATTTTATACGGGAGAACATCTCTACTCTACCGATTGGCCTACTGTAAATAGAATTTGTGAAACTAATTTAGCTGTTTACCAAGGACTTATTCAAAATCCTGGAGCCGTTGCAGAATCAAATAGAGCTTCTAGATATTTAGAAATAATAGGGGAAGAGTACTATAAAATCTTAGAAGAATTAGAAAATAA